GTATTTGATCCCTTTGTTCACTCATTGGAAATGCAGGGTTTGCACCAGCATGTGCAACGATGATTGTATCATCTTCATAATACTTCGGCAGAGTTCGCATCCAATCTGTTACATAATCGGGCAGTTCCATAAGTGGACTGTTGAAACTGCGAAGCGTGGCCTCAGCATAAGTGAAATCACCATCAAGTAACATATCTTCATGATTGCCCATAAGAGTCACATGACCATTCTTCTTCATTCGCATGACTTGATCAACAACTTCTTTGGATTTTGGGCCGCGATCAACATAGTCACCAACAAAGATCATCTTACAAAGATCATCATCAGCATGATCATATATCTTATCTAAGAGCAAGCACAGTTCATCATAGCAACCATGCACATCACCAATCACATAACGTTTCATTTCACTTTCGCTTTCTTACAGCCCTCTTTGGCTTATCATCATATGGAGTCCAACGAAGAATATCACCTTCATCCGTAATCTTGATCATCTTTTTTTCTACAAGCAACTGCAATGCAAACTCACCACCAGCAGCAAATCCTCTACGACTACTGACATAAGCACACACGCCAAAAGCAAGGCAAAGTGTAAGAATCATCCAAGGATCCAAGTACATTAGAGTTTTTCCTGTTTGTATAAGTGAATCTTTTCGAGTAAGTTTTGAATGTATTGATTCTTGTCGCGTATGAAAACTTGTGGTCGTTCCATGAAATCAACTGAGATAAGAATCACGATTTGATCTATGGGTTCATTGACCAGTTCTTCATACATTAGAGCATAGGCTGTTCCCTGCTCAAAGTAATTATCAATCCATTCTTCCTTCTTCTCTTTTGTAGAAGTCTTGAAGTCTATGATGGAAGGAACGCCAGCAAACTCTGCAATAACGTCTGTTCTTCCAGCAATACCAAGCTTCTCACTGAAGAGAGGACTTTCAATATAGCGTATATTGTCGATCAAGTCAAGCGTTTCTTTCATATCGTTGAAAGCTTGTCTCATGTCAGGCATTACACCATTGAGAAAGTCATCTTCATTGCGGAGATAACCTTCCATCATGTTGTGGAATCTTGTGCCGCGATTGGAAGCACGATACATCACCTTATCCGCCTCTTCGTTTCCAATCCGATTGCGCCATTCTATGAGAGACTTCTTTTTGAAATGGCCAAGAACAGTTGTAACAGATGGAAGCTTCACTCCATTTGGTGTGATATAGAATCTCTCACCAGTGCTTTCGTCCGTATCAAGCGGATGCAGAGTAGGCAGACCATCAACATACTTAAACCTCTTCACTCTCTAAATCTTTCTATTTCATCTTTATGTTTTTTATATGCTGCACTTTTTCCTGATATGACTTTTTTGATGCGCTCAATAGCTTGTTGATGCCGCGGCTTGTTTCTGAACCTTTGTTGCCCTTGAACTACACCATGAAATGTATTACTCTCAGGATCGTGTTCAATGTGAAATCTTGTCCATCCTTTTTTCAAAGCACCATCAACATGCTTTGCATAGTCATGATAGAAACCGCCTATGGTATCTTTCATTTCTACACCTGTGCGTTCAGAGTATGTATCACCGTGTGTTAACTTTTGTCGCTTGCCTTTTTTATCTCTCCATGTGCTTCTGTTGAAAATAGCAGAACCGTTTGGTTTGAGCCAGCCTGATGCTTCTCTCTCTTCCAAGTATTGTTTGAATGTCTTCATGTCTCGTTCCATTTCTTTAGTATCCAGCTAGAACTATTCTTCTTGTCTTGCCCACCAATACCAAACACAAACTCAACATCATCTATTCCGCATTCCATCTCTGGGATGTTCTCTTTCGTTCTATCTCCACCGTTTGCAAAGATAATTGTTTGGTCTGGGTTCTCTTCACGAATACGACGGATAGCGTCAATAGCAGTGTTATCAGAGTCATCGAAAGCAAATACATCGTCTACGCTTCTTAAGTTTGATAGTATCATATGACGTTCAGTCCAAGGCATGAAAGGCTTACCCTTCTTGTGAGTAAGCCAATCATCAGAGTTTAGCCCAACAAACAGATAATCTCCGAGTTCCTTGGCCGCATTGATATATTCTATGTGACCCGAGTGAACAGGATCAAATCCACCTGTAATGAGAACTAATCTTGGCATTTTTGCTCCATGAGTTTATCATACTCTCGTTCTTTTCTCAATCTATAAGACCAGTTTCCACCCATGCCGCTTGGTTTTATCGGCTCATTCAAATACTGCTCTTTTATCCAAGCGTCTCTTTTTTTCTTATACTCATCATCCATATATCACTTCAGCTTTTTGAAACTGCCTCTTCTTGATTTAGGTTCTGGCTCATCTGTAAAAGTTATTTTTGGTTGCTTATCTGCTGGTTTTGTAGGTTTGAATCTTGTTTCGCCATACGGATTATCTACATTAGATGCTGTTCTGTTTCCATAAACATCTGCTGAACCATCTCTATTATGAGCAATACCTTTACCCTCTGGTGTTCTATGAATAAAGGTATCTTGATTATACTTTCTTCTTAGTTTATGACCCAGAGATACAATCTTCTCACCGGTAGGATCGTTTGGTAGATGAGCCATTACAGACTTTTCATTTTCAATCTCGCCAGCAGCGTTTTGCCATACACCCTTTGTCTTTTTGAAAACAGCACCAGATGCTTTGAGACGCTTGTAAAGAGTTTTCATTCTCTTTTTATTCTTTTTGTCAGGCAGATTTTTTCTAGCAGCAGAAATGATGATCTTATGAATACCCTTTCTTCTATGCTTTAAATCCTGAGAAAGAGGATTGCCTTCTTCAAGTCTACGCATCAGAGCGACAGAGCCTGCTCTTGGATCAAGTTCTGTGCTGTCAATATTCAAGCCTTCTTCACCATCAAAATCTGAATTGTGTTTAGGATAGAACTTGTGTTTACCTGTATGCCAATATCCCAACTCACCTTTGATTCTATTGTCTGGTCCTATACCATGATGTTCAGCGGTTTCTTGATGTGTCCAGCCTCTTTTGCCTTTTAGAATATGCTTTTTGTCATCAACAGGCACACCGATGTTTCTTATTGCTGGTATCAGCTTACTTCTAAATTCTGATTCTATTATAAACTCTAAAAATGTTATCATCGGTCCCAATCTCCATCTTTACCTCTTTCATAATTATGACTGTTCAAGTGATCTTCTAAATCTTTAGCACGACCTTCAAGTTTGTCTGCTTTTTTATATCCGCTGCCTCTTACAGATCCTGCTTTTGCGATGGAGTAAGATTTGTCTGGATGTGAAATGTATCCAACATACTTTACATCTTTTACCCATTTATCATTTCCAACGGCCATATCGCGTGTGGCTATTTGGGCATGAATGAAATTATACGCATCTCCAATATGAAGTTTATCATTATTGTCTATAACAAATCTCGTTTGTTTTGATGGTGCGTTTCTTGTGAAATTGTGAGCATGAGAGTGTGAAATTGTCCTTATAGTTGGACCTCTCACACTCTCTTGCAATTGTTGCAACCACTGTCTAAACGTCTTCATAGCCCCATTGCGTCCTTTTGGATGATGTATGATTTGACCAGACCAGAACGAACAATGTCCTCTTTCTGGAAATCTATATGATGAAAAGTATTTATTCGTTTGGTAATTGCCATAAGCTGAGTAATACCTTCACGCTCATGGGGCTTTATCAAATCCGTCTGTCTGAAATCACATAGGTTTCTTTGTCGATCTTCATTGCCTGCGGAGATGGAATTGTCAGTGTGAACTTCATCAACCATGTTTCACCGGCTGGATGGCGCGCTCAAATGCAGCAATGACAGCATCATGATCGCTCCTAAGTGCGTCAGCCGGGGTATCTTCAAACTCGGCGTGCGGTCGCGTCAGCCAGTAGAGCAGCCGGAAGTTACTCCAGTTATCGGGTTTCATCTCAATGATCTTGATGAGAGCTGCATCATTAGCATTTGCCATATCAGCCACTTCTTTGTTTGTAATATTGGCCTCAGTCAAATATTGTTTGAATGTCTTCATAGCCCCATTGCGTCCTTTTGGATGATGTATGATTTGACCAGACCAGAACGAACGATATCTTCTTTCTGAAAATCCACATGTTCAAAAGTATTTATTCTTTTAGTAATGGCCATCAACTGTGTGATACCTTCTTGTTCATATCTCTTCAACAAGTCAGTTTGTCTGAAATCACCACATACAATGATGCGGCTCTCATCGCCCATACGAGTCATCACAGTGTCAGCTTCTTGAAATGAAAGGTTTTGACTTTCATCAAGGATCACGATTGCGTTATTGAATGTGATACCACGCAAGAATGATGTTGTCGTAAACTGAACAATACCTTTCATCTTCAGTATATCGTATCCATCACCACGCCCAAATAGACTATCACAAATCTCGCGGTATGGTTCTTCGTACACAGCAGCTTTCTCTTTCATAGAGCCAGGAAGAAATCCCATGTCTCTGGAAGGTACAACTGAGCGAACAATGATTATTTTATTGTATATTGAGTTGCCTGTCAAGATTTCATTTAGAGCAAGATAGAGGGCACAAAATGTTTTGCCTGTTCCAGCAAAACCGTGGAGCATGAGATGATAACCTTGTCGATATGCATTGAATGCTTTCTCCTGATTTGGTGTAAGCGGCTTGATGTGTCTTAACTCAAAATGAGCAGCCTGCTTTTGTGCTTCTGGTTGTCTAGTCTTGTTCTTTGGTTTCTTAGACATTTTGGCTCCTGTAAAAGCAAAAGGAGACGAATCACCTGCGTGACCATCTCCTTTTGAAAATCTTTTTCTTTTGTGTTTGATACTCATACTTCTTTGGGTATTGTGTATCTTCTTTCTACTGCGCCACCTAATGGATTTGTTTCTTTCACTTTACCAAGAACATATTTTGAGAAGTCAGAAGGAGGCTTTGTCACTCCCATTCGAATGGGATCACCAAGATTCATTTTGAATGTCTGATTGAAGCGCGGATTTGCTTCCAAGAATGCTTTGAGTTGATCATATGTCATCTCAAGTTCAAATTCTTCTTCGGTTTCTGTGTCAATGAATGAATATATCATACTCTTATTTAGTATCCTTTCTAGCTGCCCATTCCACCAATAGTCCTATCAGTTCGCTCATACAGTTGCGACCAATCAACACCATATGCAGGGCACACTTCTATATATCGCGGCAGATTGTTCTGATCCTTCTCGCCGTGTTCACCACACACGAACCATGTATCAGGCAGTTGTTCTGCATAGATGCGCCGAATGATCTTCTGCTGCTTGGCTAACAGATCCAGTTGTGCTTCAAGTTCATCAGCGGCATCATTCAAAAGTTTTGAAAGAATTATTCGCGCTTCACGAACATACTGTCTTTCGTTAGGATCTTCCAGACGCAAACGCTTGATTAGGTCTTGCAGTTCATCGTGGTTCATAGCCCAGCCTCTTCCATTAGCGCATGATAGATTTCTAATGCTCTATTTGGATTCATAAAACCATTAGAGTGTACCATACATGCAGTTTGAAATTCCAACGGTGTCATATCGTATACAGACTTCTCATACCTGAGAATATATCCAATCGTCACATATTCACTGTGAAGAGGTCTGACGGCTCTTGGAGCCAAGGCGGTGCTTCGCGTTTCGTCCATTTGTGCATCCTCGCTTTGCCAATCTTGTAGTAGTTCCGATAGTTCACAATCGGATCTGTTGATACTATATATTGCTTGTCCATCGCAACAGCAAATGGCTGCAACGGAGCTTGCTTGATGTTGCGCGGTGTCATGCTGAGATGATCCCACAACATGCCTTGACACTTGTGGTACTTGCCATACCGATGGGTGTATTCTAAGCACAAGGCTTGGAAATGCCGATACAGCCATTCGTAGTTACCGCTTGTTTCGCGGCACCACACGGCTGACGGATGATTGATATGTGTTGCAGAATATAATATCATGTCATCTTGCGGATCGGCAAGACGCCACCGCTTGACATTACGGCCTGTCTTAGTCTTGTCAACATACTGAACGCCATCAAGCAGCCGATGGGCGGTACAGAGAAGCTGTGAGGACTCAAGGATCATCTTGACCACATGCTTGTCTACCATCCATTCGGCTGCTTGATACGGATCAGAGTCGATTGCGAAAATGTTCACTTGCGTTTTCCTAAAAACTTGTCAATGCAGTTTTGCTGTGGCGCTTCTAACATTATACACTGATGGTATTGTCCACGCAAGCTTTCTTTGCCCCAACCGAACCCAGTGATAATCATTGCCACCACAAGACCGATAATAGCAAATGTTCCTAATGCCCAAGGAAATGCATTCATGATTAGTCCTCAATTGCATCAATACGAAAAAACTCACCAGGCTTGACGTTCAGTGTCCGATCAAGATTGGCCTTACCGTTTGGATTCCATGAGCGAACACGGATCTTCCGAATACCAGGCGGTACTCGCCAAGTAGCAGAGTTGCGAGTGGGTGCAGCTTGAGCAGCACCGATAAACGGCAGGGCCGCGAGCCCCGCAAGTAACCATCGCTTATTCATTCATATCTCCTTACTTGAGGAAGTTTGCAACATCAATACCATCCATGCTGTCCCAGTCGGGATCAACAGAGTAGGTACCACCAGCGTACTCACCAGCGTTCTTCATGCCAATCTCAGCCAGCAAGCGGTCAGCCTCAGCGTCAGCATGATCCTTGAGCGCATTCCGCGCAGCCTTCTTGACAGGCGCCACAGTCTGCTTGGACTGACGCACCTTGACAGGCTTTGCAGCCTTAGCCTTCGGCTGCTTGACAGCCTTGCCCTTGGGCGTCTTGACTTTGCCGCGTTCAGCAGGAGGTACCCACTTGAAGTTCCGAGTAGCAGAGTCACCAT